TCATAATAGCAACTCTCCTTCCAGTATTTTTAATAGTTTATCTGTTGTTTTATTTACGGTGTATTTGTTTCTAATAATCTTTTGCGCATTTTCTAAATCACTCAAAATCTTACTTGAACTTGTATGCAACACATTAGATACATCTTTTGGTTGATATACAAATAACTTCTCACCTAAATAATATTTCTCTGGTTCAACAAGATAATCATCCAAACCTACCATTTTCATAACTTCAGCAAGACCTGCCATATTTAAGGCAACAGGCAAAGCATTGCACATAACGCTTTCTAATGCAATAGTGCAACCTGCTTCCATTTGAGATGGAATAAGTGAATAATTACATCTGGACAATAAATCAAACAAATCATCTTGCTGTAATAATCCGTGCTGAATAACATTTTCTGACCTAAACTTGTAATTACCATTGCCGCATACATGAACTTTACCACCAATTGTATCAGCAAAATGGTCTGTCCAGTAAATCCCCTTATCTATGGATTGTGGATGTTTTAATCTTGAAGCATGAACATAACTTGGTTCTCCCATCATCCACTTATTGAAGTTTTGCTGCATGTGTTCTGACTCATAAATCCCATGATAACAAACTTTAATCTTATCATAGTTTTTGTAATCAGTACAAGATACTAACTGACCTCTTACATATTCAGTTGGAACAATTACCAAATTAGATTCATTTATGATTTCATCACAAATCTTTCTAAAATTATCCATATATTCTTTTTGGTATTCTTCACCACTATCACAATCTGGGATATTGTCAATTGTCTTGAACTTGCTTCTCCAGTCGCTTTCCTCTTTTGTAAAATATACAAAAGAAACTAATGGGATACCCAACTTTTCGGCAGTATAGGATGCTGCCTTATAAATCTTTCCATCTCTAATACCAAAAGCAAAGATAATATCTTCACTATGATATTTAGACACTTCATAATTTTTATCCAGGTTGTTGATACCCTCTTTTATAGATACAATACCAATATTATCATTATCAACACCACTACGAAAGTAGTCCTCATTATCATAATTCAAAGAATGAATAATCACATTAAACCCTCTTTTGGAGAGTTCTTTAGATAAGTGATATATTTGTGCTTCCAATCCCCCAATTATTTCTAATTTTGGAGATATGTAAGCATATATTCCTATTGTTTTGATATTTTTCATAATATCTCTCCTGTTTCTGTTTTCAACTGTTTTTCAATTTGTTTCTGTTAGAGATAATACTTTAACGATGCAATTATAATAAAAAAGTTTTTTGTTGTCAATAAATAAATTTAGGATAATAATTTATACTGTTATCCGCTATAGATAAATTATTCAAGGAGAAAACTATGGGAAGACCTTTAAGAGCCGAATGGACAAAAGATATTACAGTTCATTGTTTTGAAGAAAAAGATGGTGAATTAGTATCATCAAAATTGGAAAAACAAGTTGGCTATAACAAATATAAAAACTCAAACGGTGTTGTTATCCGTTTGGCTGATAGAGAAGAAGTTTTGGAAGCAAAAGAAGCTGGAACAGGTTATGTTGCAGTTGAAGATATTGAAAAAGGTGAAACAAAATCATTGTTCAAATTGACAAAACATCAAGCAGTTTGCACAGATGGTTCTGTCTATTTCATTGCTCCAGAAGTTGTCTTAGATGAAGATGGTGTTGTCACAGGTATTAAATTACCAGAAGATTCTTCAATTTCAATTGAAGGGTTATCAGAAGGTGATGAATCATCATCATTATAATGATTTCTTAATCAAATTAAAAACCCTCTGATTTTCAGAGGGTTTTATTTTTCCCATTTTGATTTATTAGGATATTTTTCTTGTAATATTTTATCCATGCCCAATTCTATTGTTTCATCTCCAATAGAAAAACAATCAATTTTATTCATTTTTTCTTCAAGATTATTCATGTGGCGACCACGAATCTTAACATCTTTTGTAAATTGTCCTTCTATATTATAATAATTAGCATATAAACTTCTAACGCCAACAAAATGTTTATATTCTTTTCTTAGAGAATTAAATTTATCAGTTAAATTTAAGAATTTGTCTCTTTCATATATTATTGGGCAATGCACTTCAAAATTAGTAGTTGGTTTATTCATTTTTTCTAAAACTATTCTAGTATTATTTAAACAATCGTGATAATTATCCCCATCAACAGGAATTTCTTTTAAATCTCCACGTTGATAATAAGGATAATTTTCTAAATCTATTTCTTTTGTAAAGAATACATCATCCATCATATAAAGAACTTTATTAACATTTGTACCCATAAAGAATTTTCTTACTTTATGCCAATGATTTACTGATGGAAACCCTATATCATATGATTCAACCCATTTCATTTTATTATTAATAAAATATGGTTTATTACCAGAAATATAAACATTTCCAAGATTTTTTCCATACATTTCAATGCTCCGCAATGAATATCGCAATTCATTGTTTTGCCATTTACTGCCTGTTCCAACAATATAAACTACATCAATCATTTTATTATAGTTTTATAAACCAATTGCATATTTGCTTTTTCTCTACTTGGGAAATGGAGTAAAACAATATCTTCAGTTTTTAATGGTTCTCTATATTCTCTTCTATAACAATAGTTATATTTTTTATCTACAAATTCTAATTTCTTATAAAAATAATAATTTATTATACTTTCTTCATGACACCATAATGATAAAAATGATGAATCAAATGGTACAAATGCTTTACTTTCAAAATTATCTTCTCTTAGTGCTTTTAAATTCATTAACATAACGCCAGAAAGTCCATACTTTTGATGATTGTATTCTCTTGCTTGTTTTTCTCCAAATGTATGAGATTCTGTTAAACAGATATATTTACAATCCTTATTCCACAATTCATTTAATGGTTTCATACATAATACATCGGCATCTATATACAAAATCTTATCATAAGGAAGTTTAGGCAAATGTAATTTTAAGAAAGTTGCATCTGTAATTCTATCTTTACTGCTTCTATGTTTTAATATTTCATTATTTTTTATAATAGGAATTACTACATTATCAAATTTACTATCAATATTTAATTTTTCTGGTGAAACTACTGTGATATGTGCATTTGGATTATATTTTAATACTGTCTTTACAGACATTTCAAAATATGGAAGATAATTTTTATCAAAAACATACACAATTTCCATTTTATCATCACATGTTTCTATTCTATTATTAGTGATTATTTTATCTTTATAATCTTTTCTGGAATAACATGAATGAATTTTTAATTTTCTCTTATTTTCATATTTTAATACTCTTTCTAATTCTTTATCAAAATTATGTTGAGTTACATAATCTTTTGGATTATAAAAAGTTGGTGTGCTATACCAATCAAATCCATATAAATCAATGCTTCTTGGTCTGCAACGAAGGCACCATTCAATAGCCATCATTCCAGATGAACACCTCGCATCTAATCCACGAGAAATATCTTTAATAAAAGCATTTGTAAAAGTATATCTAACTGGGTTTTTATATAATGGTAATCTATTGATAACAAATTTAGCGTGATAACTATCAATTTCTCTTTGAGATAATTCACAAGCAAGAATTAAAATAGATGTTTTTGTGCCTTGCGCTTCTGGTTTTGTTATGAAACCTCTATTAAAACGGATGACTACATCATATTTGTCAATTTCAGCACCATAATTGGTTGATAATGATGATAGAGAGTTACCAACTATGGCAACTCTCTTACCTCTCATAATTTCTTCAATTTTTCTTAAATCTGTTCTATTAGCACCCATAACATTATTTATACTTGAACGCCATCAACACCTGCTGCGTACAGTTTAGAAAGGTTACTTAATTGATAATTTGCAGTTTCAAATCCCTTGGTAATTCCAAGAAATTTATTTCTCACTAATGCAATTTCATTGATAACCTGTTGAGTTGCAACAATTTCTGGTTGTCCTTCAATATAAATCTTTATGTCAGAACTTGATAAGGCCCTACTATAATTTTCTAAGTATTTTTGATATAGTGCAGATTTCTTCTGAGATAATTTAATTTCAAAGTGTTTCAAAATTGCTTCTAATTCTTGTAATTGAGCAACTCTATATTCATATCTTGAAGATATTTTAGAAACACATTCTGTTAAACTGCCAGCAATCTTAACCTCATTCCTAGCTTCTTCATATTCTTTATTGAAGTAATCTAGCGCTTGTGGTAAAGCATTGTCATTTTGCTTAACTGCTTGAAAATATTCGTTACTCATTAATAAAATACCCCATATTTAACTGCTGCACATAATGCTGATATACCTGCTACGGCTATTACTGGAATCCACATTACCATTCTTCTTCTTCCTCTTCTCCAAAGTTTTCCCTAATATATTTTTTAATACATTTAACCATCCACATTTCTTCTTCATCTTCCGCACATTCTTGAATCATCTTTAAATCTACATCTTCATCTACCAACATATCTAACGCAACTGACAACGCTTCTTCTTTCTCGCTTGGTTTAATGTATTCTAACATCAATTTCATCAACGAATAAACTGATTCTGCTTCCACGGTTTTAACTCCTCTGTAAAAATTTCAGTTCTATTTATTCGTCAGCTGATGATTCTGCTGTTTTAAGAATTTGGTCAACTGATTTTTCAGTTTGAGCAACTTCCATATAATCCTTCATTAAAATGTCATAATCACTGTTTTCAATATTCTTGCGGAACTTCTTAAATACTTGCTTGCCATCTTTTAATGAATAATATGCATATTGATTTCCTTCTTTTACTAATATCGGTTTGCCATTATATGTTAAAGATTCACTGAATAATTCAAACAAACCTGAGTAAGCATCCATACCAGTATCCCAAGGAATATTAAATGTAATCTTTTGGAATGGTTGTGTATAACGTGTCTTACGAACTGTTGCATCGACCTTAATACCTTTTACATCTTGTGTCTTATTACCATCTTCATCTTCTTTTAATTTACGTTTATTCATAGCGATGACAATAGATGGTGTAAACTCCAATGATGAACCACCAGAAATCTTTGCATCTGGATTAAACATATCTTGAGATGCATACACGTGAGCTGTTGCTAATAATCCAATTGGCTCTGTTGCGCAACTTGCCATAAATGTTCTACACAACGAATACAATTGCTTTTGCTTTCTACCCATATCACCTTTGATATTACCAGCTTCAACTTGTTCTACTTCAACATTCGTTGTAGCCATACCCAAAGAGTCAATGATGAACAAAACCTTTGGTCTATCTTCATATGCAACATCTGCATATGTATCTTTATATTCTTTAATAAAATCAGACATAATCTTGGCAATATCGTCAATAAGGTTTGCTGAAATTTTCATAATGTTACCATTTGGGTCAACACCAAAATTTCTCATCCAAGATTCATCCAATGCGTTTTCTGTATCAATAATAATTGGTAAAACACCATTATCTTGACACCATTTAGCAATATTTCCTGATGCAACAAATGATTTACCTGAGCCAGATTCACCTGCCAACAATGTCATCTTTGCTTCCAAAGGAAAACCTTTGTGAAAATCACCGCTTACACGATAATTTAATGCATAGTTGCCAGTATGAATCCATGTTGAAGGGTCTTTAAACCCAATAGAAATATTTGGCATGGATTTTGTTAATGATTTTGAAAATTTACTTAAATCAATTGGTTTCATATATTTGTTCTCCTTTGAATGTATTGTACTATATTACTATAATATTGTCAAAAATATACTTACATATCTCTAGGGGCCGATAAATGTCTGGATGCATATACATCATTTGTTAATTTCATTAATTCTTGCGATGCAGGATATGGGTTTCCATTATCATCTTTTTCTAATCCAAAGCATGCCACCTGAATTTTTCTATTTTGTGATATTTTAACCAATTCCCTCATATCTTCTGGTGTGAATTTATGAACATCATCAACCAATAGCATATCAAATTCAATATTGTTTAAATGCTTTTCGCTAATATTTTCAACAAATAATGCTTGGTGTTTATTTGGAACAATTTCTGAATAAAAATGTCCAAATCCATTTGAATCTTCTTCTTGTCTATCAGAAATATGTTTTAAAATCAATGGATTATATCCACATTTTCTATAATATTGTTCAAGTAATAACATTGAGGTTGTTTTCCCGCAACCTTTTCTTCCATAATTAAATAATAAATTAGATGTCATTTTTTATTTTCCGTAAAAAATGAGGGCGAGCGAACCCGCCCTCACGGTTAATCATTAATGATTCATATTCAATTTTGCCATGATTGAAGCAATAGTATCTTGAGTATTATTTGATTCAATCTTTTCTGTTACTTGACTAGCCATCTGGGGGGCTGTGCGTGGTTGGTTAACCTGCACTGGACTATCAACTAACATTTGGCGATTTTCTGGAGCATTGTATCCATTCCAATTTGGTTGAGTAGAACTTGCTTGAACTACTTGCGCTTGCATTGGTTGAACATAATGTTCTTGGATATATGCTTCTTCTCCTGCAGCCGCTGGACTTACTGGCTGTGCTTGATATGGCATTGTACCATATTGAGGAGGATTTGTTGCATAAGTAACATTTACTTGTTGAGGAATTTCAGTTCCCAAATTAGATGTTGCTTCGCCTTCCTTCAATTTAACATTACCATCTTGGTCTAAACGAATATTGTCAGGACGGAATGTTGAAGCCCAATTCTTAATATCATATGGCAAACCATCATAAGAAGCATTATACATTTGAAGCATAATTTCTTCTTGTTCTACAGATGGTTTCTTTGGCAAGAATTTCTTCAAGTCAAATGCACCATGTTCACCAATATAACGAATTTCTTCTTGTGTTAATGGTGTAATACGTGATGACCATTTAGATTGTGTGACATAATCTTTAATCTTAACGTTAGAACCGTTAATAACAGCATTCTTTTCAGAAACTTTCAAGATGAAATCACGACCGTTTTGGACGGAGCATGGGACATCTTCAATTTCGCTATCATTCATAAATGTTTTGATTAAATTAAACAAGTCCTTGGTAATCAAGAAACGATACAATTTTTGTTCATAACCTGGACTATGGATAAATCCTTGGAACAAATATGTGACTTTCTTACCAAATTTATTATATAATGCTTGAGATGTTTTATCGCCATCAATCCACAAACCTTTAATTTTTTGTTGGATGACATCTTCTGTTGATTTATACAAATACTCAGCAGGCAAATCATCCATACTTGTTTCATTTGATTTCAAGTTAAAAGCAGGAACGGATACATATGTATCTTTAACCATTGTTTCACCATTTGGTAATAACAATGAATTAAACTTTAATGTACGTGTATGTCTTTCACGCCAGAAAAAACTATTTGTGGAGTCAGCATCCTCAATAAAACGAATACGAACTTCATCACCTGGCTTCAAATCGCTGAATTTAAAAATATCGGAATTACCTGATTGATTTTGAGTTGTGGAAGAATCTTTTCTTTCCATCTTAGCACGCATTTCTTGTAAACTTAATGTCATATTTTTCTCCTTTGTAAATAATGTTTTGTTAATAAGTTTTTTGAAATATGGGAAATATTTTTATAGATGTCACTTCCCAACCATCTCTAATATTTATACCATTTTTATAGCAAAATGTCAAATATTATTTTACCATTGCGCATCCAAAAGGCGTTGGCGTTTACGCATATTGCGAACTGCTTCCTTCTTCTTTCTGCGTCTCTTATCTGAGCGTTTTTCAAAGTATCTTTTTTCTTTAAGCTCTTTCAAAATTGGTGCAACTGCGTGTTTCAATTGAGAAATGGCTTTATTAACATTATTGTCAACGACAATAATTGTTCTGCTTTTATTAGCAGATTTCTTCTTATTAAAATATGCCATGTTATATATCACCTACCTTTTCTTACTTAAATTGGCCTTTATTTTAATCATCAAATCATTATCTTTACCCAATTCTTCTTCAAGTTTTTCAACAATCAAAGGGGTAACCCTTAATGATTCTATGAAGGATGATTTATCAACGATACTTTCATCTTCACGTAATAATTTTACCAGTTTTGATACTTTCATTTCAATATTATTTTTTTCTTTTTTATTTTCTGTAGGTTTTTCAATAACTTCCACTGGTTTTTTATTTTCCTTTTTTGGAATTTCTTTAGGAATTTCTTCTATAATTTCCGTTTTAACAATAATTGGCTCTGCTGGTTTTTTACCAAGTAATGTATCTATCCAGTCCGCAGTAATCATCAAATACATAGCAAGAGTATCAAACACCATCATAATCATTACAATAAAAATAACTATAGCATTATCATTTGAAGTATGCAATAATGCAGCCAAATATTTTAAGTGAGCAATAGTTGGAGCTTTATGTTCGGCTTCTATTTGCTTTTCTGATACTTCTTTTTTAATTTCTATAATTTTTTGATTCAATGTTTTATTGTCATTCATCAAAGATGTTACTTGTTTCTGCATATCTTTCTTAACATTTAATGCTTTTGTAACATATTCTTTTTCAATATATTTGTCAATTGCCTTATCCATAGATTCTGAATTCATTGTTTTTTGTAAATCAGCAATTTGTTTGTTATTTAAATCAATTTCAGATTCTAATAGTGGAATTCCAGCTTCTAACTGTTTAATTTCTAATTCAATAGGAATGATTTCTTTTGTTTTTGCTGAATAAGCATTTGAAAAGAAACCAAAAACTCCCAATGCTGAAAGAGACATTGCAATTAATAACATTAATACACCAGGTAATTTTTTAATTATTGGCATTTGTTTCCAAAAGTGATGCAAATTATATACTAAAACAACTCTACCGAATTCAATAACACCAGCAATAACCATGCTCATAATTACTGCAGATGTAAAAATATTACCAACACCCACAACAGTACAATATGCAGATGCAATAGATATAATAATTGATGCAAAAAATGTTATAAAACTTATATTAAATATCTTTTTCATCATAACCTCCATTATATAAGAAAGACCATGAGAAATCAATAATAACTTCATCATAGTCCTTCATTAATAATCACTCATACAAAAAGCACTTATTCAGTGTCTTTTGTTTCATAAGAGTCCTTGACTAATTTGTCATCTTTCCAGTAGTATTTAATACCGTCATTGTCAATGTATAAAACATCTTCAACAGGGTCAGCTTTTTCACCCCATTCTAATGCTTCTCCATCCCAAGTATAAATCTTGCTATCTTTGGTATTAAAATATTTGTCTCCATCTTGAGCTACTGATGGTTCTTTTTTGGAAACAGCAATCAATGTAACAGTATCATCTGTAATTTCTTGAATTGTTACATAGCTGTCAATTGAGGCATCTTTGTCCAACAAAGCAGCTGCTGTCAAGAATGGTGTTGTCATTCCAACTGGCATGCCACTTGGATTTCTACCTTGGTCATCTGCTTCTGGATTCCAAACTTCTATAATGCCTTTATATTGATTCTTCAATGCAATGCCTACATAGTATTTTAATGCATCTACATCTTTATATTCAGTACCTTCAGCATCTTTAGCATACATTTTATCGGCTTGTTCAAATCCCATTGTAAAGACAATTTTTGTAGGAGCAGTTAAAGCATCTGCACCATCCAAACTATTGACTTCCAAATATGAGACACCAAATTGACTTAAAGCCATGCTTAAGTTAATCCATCTGAGATAACCTCTTGATTTTGCTTCATATTTGGCAACTGTACCAGCTGTTGGGTCATAATCAGCATAATCTTGTGGTTTCATTGAATCTATAAATCCGCCTGCTTCACCTGTTGCGCCAGCATTTGGGTTTGTAATAAAGAACCTAAAATATTTTGTTTTTAATTCGTTATTAGTATATGTCATTGTTAAATCCTTATCTATTTTATACAATTATTTATGAGAATATTCCGTATAAATAATTCTATAAGATGATATTAGGAATTATATATGGCTCAATCTATTAACAAGATACATTCTTCAAATACAATCGTTACAAATACTGATGATTGCTTTTATGTTTACCATGAATCTGTATCAGAATGGGTTAAACCTGAATCAACCACATATTATAAGTATTTTGACACAGACGTTACTAAATTAACTCATAAGCCAGATAGTGAAGATGAATTTAATATTAATGATTATCTCATTTCTTATAAAAGTATCACAAATCATATGAAATTTTCTGAATCATTTAAAGCAAATGAATGCAAAATAAATGATATTTCTATGTGGACAACGATAGGTATAAACCAACCAACCAATATTGATAATTATAAATTTCCTAATACAGGTAAAATTGCAGCATTATTACAATCAAATAACTTGGAAACAGAAACATATTTAACCGAGCATAGCTTAAATCAATTCTTTTATACAAGACCAAATGAATTATATGTTGCTTCATGTATGGTTAAACCAGAATCTTCAGCAAATAGATATATAGCATATGAATTTTTTGACGACACCTATGGTGTTGGTATGATTGTTAATTATGATTTAACAGATGTAACTGGGGATTATGATACAGATGGATATAAAGATATTCCTAGTGAAGATATACATTTTGTTGATGCTGACTTTAATGAATTATCTACCGCTGAAGGTGACCCAAATAATCCAAATGACCCACAGCATAAAATCCATGATATTCTTTCTCATTTTCATAATGTTTCAGCTGGTATATACCTTTTGAATGCTGATTCACCTGATTATTATTTTAGATTAGTCCTTAGATGTTCATGTGATTGCTTCTCTCAAATGAGATTTAAATTATTAATTTTAAATAATGAACAAAAATACAAATATTCATCAAAACAAGGACAAGCAAGATATTTAGTATATACTAACGCATATCAACTTGAAAAACATGATATTAAATTAATAGAAGATTTTAATACTCAGCAAGAATATGATGATTATATTGCGTCATTATCTTCTGTTAAGCCATCACAATATTTGATAACTACTTCAGAAACAGTTACATTAAAAGTTTTAGAAGGTTTATATAAAGTTGTATCACAATCTGGTTCAAGAGTTATTGCACCTGTCCGTAGTAAAATAAATTATATTTCTAATGTTGTTGAAAAATATGAAGATGACCCAGATGTTCAAGGGGTAAGAACATATTTAAAATCTTGTGTTCCTGCTTTAATCAATCCTTCTGATGGCGATATTGCTGTTGCTCCATCAATGATTTCATTTTCAGAATATACACGTCAAAAACAAAATGTAAATCAAGATAGTGTTGTTCGCTTTGGCGACACTTATCATTCAACAAATCCATCAGAAACAATTAACTATGATTTAATTAACTCTCGCTATATTATTAAGGAAGGTGATAGTTATAAAGTTATATCATTCATTTCCGAAGAAAAAAATAGAAACTCAATGGTTAGGGCAATGACCTTTAACCAAGGATATTTTGAAACTTGGTGTAAGCAGGATGTGGGTGATAGACATGTCCCAGGTTATAACACTGGTGGTGGATTTAACTATCGCCGTATTAAAAGATTTTATCCTAAATATTAATTTCTATAAGAAACTTCTTCTATTACAGAATCACTTCCCAATTCTCTTAGGTATTCAACACGTACCCATAAGCAGTTCAATTCGGCATTGAATGTTAATACATCTGTAATTTTATCTTCTTCTTCAAAATCCATAGAGTCAATTTCAAACCAATCATCTTCACCATGTTCTGGATTTTCCATATTAGAACCTTGAATATTAAGTGTTCCAACAAAATCTTTTAAATTAATATTAAATGTATGATTTGAAGTTTTATCTGCGCAGATATTAGATGAAATGAATCTTTCATATGTAATGCCTGTTAATTCATCCATATATGTATCTTTAACAAAATCAGATTCACCTAAAATAACTGTTTCTTCAATTAATTGCAACTTATTTGGTGTAATTTCTACATTAAAGTATGGATACCAATCAACGCCAGTATATAAAAGTTCTTCATCACAATGACATTCTATATCTTCTGCTGAAGAATGTTCACAAGTTGGAGTTACAACAGAGACATGGCCCACAAAATTACCTTCATCAAAATCATTTAATTCTTCCTTTGTAATTGTTACAGAATATCTTCCTGTATTAGCATTTACAACATCCATTCTTTTACAAAGTTTTTGTTGTAAATCGTTATTAATAGCCACAAATCTTAAGAATTGTTTTTCTTCTAATTTTTGGGCTTTTCTATCATGATTTCTAACTGAAAATTCAATAGTATTATCAACACCTTTATGTAATACTATGTCTCTATTATAAAATGGCATGTTCCAACGTTCCTTTTCAAATGTTCCAATAAGAAGATTCATATCAATATTACTCTTCTTATATACGTTTAATCTAATCATATTGTAAACCTTCTTAATATATATGATTATTTATTCTGCTATAAAGTTGTTAAAACTAAATTCTTGAAAATACGCTATATAAATAATTTCAAGAAAAAACAAGGAAATAAAACAATGTACGAAAATATACCATATCTATCAGTTTTGTATGATAAAAAGACGGAAACGACAGTTCTTTGTTTAATCCAACTCTTATCTAAAAATTGTATTTCATATTATACTGTAAATGATTTGTTGCCAGATGATTGCGTACCATTTTTCAAATTAGCTGAAACTTGGTGGAATAGATGCCCAATGATTCCAATATCTTTATATCATCGTGAGGCATTTAAAAAATACCAATATTGTAAGCATTATATGTTTACAGGAGAATACCAAGTAATTGGTGGTTTTAGCGGTGTTAATTTAAAATATCTTTCTGAAAAAAGAATTAAAAGAAAAATAATACACTTAGATTAACGTAATAAGATACTAATCATCACAGCATAAGAAATAGCATGTGATTTTTTATAATAATATTTTCCATCATCTGGTTTTGTCCAGATTTCATCTATAACGCTATTCCAATCATTTGTATCTTTAACTTTTTGTATTAAATTCGCTTTTCCTGGGCGTATAATAGAAATAAACATAGCCAATTTTTCAATACTATCTATCTTAGGCATTTCATTCATTAATTTAAAATACCCACCAACATGAGGAAGAGTTTGAACAAACTCTTCATTTTTTAATCTTTCCCATACAATAGGTCTTTTCATTGTTTCTAATAAATCTGACCTAGATGTGAACCTATCATATGTAACATTATGAAGAAAATCAAACTTAACATATCCCAGTTTTTCTTCAGCATCCTTATAATCAATTGTGGCTAATCCACTTATTAAATCTTTTGGTATATCACAGAAATATTCCCCAACCCCATGCGGAATTAACCCAACATTAGTTACTTTTGCTGCTGGAATATGCTGAAAATTAGAAAGAATAGCGTCTCTATCAGCACAATCCAAATCCAAATCAGGGATATTATATTTCATATTAATAAATCCTTAACATCATTATATTGCCCAGCATCTAAAATCTTCTTTGCATCAATTTTTACATGCTTTAAAAACTTATTACTTATATTACCAGATAAAATACCAAAATACAAATTATTTTGAGATATTTTTGACGCATCTATACCATTATCTTTTAGGTATTTTTTGGACCTATCAATAGCAATCGCTGGCAATTCATTTTTAATATACTCTTTAATAAATGTTTTATAAAGAGAATCACTACACCAATCTTTAATTGGATGCCTATATTTTTTAAGATATTCCATATATGCATTGACATCGATAATGGTGGACATCTTATTCCATGCAAAGAAAGCTGTCAAATCATTATAATATCTAAAATGTGTAAAATCATAATATTCTTTATTGGTATCTTTTTTCTTACTTAATTTAAATATTTTTTTAAATTGAATCCATAAAGGAAACCAATTATTTTCTTCAATAGTAACAAATCGTTGCTGATATTTACAAAAATGCTTTTTGAAACCAGCTTCTGTTTTAAATTCTTTACCACAACAATGACATTTAAACATTAGTGTAATGTTTCCTTATTAGTAGAGTTTAAACCTTCAATAAAACCTTTCTTAAAACTTGCCAAAAAGGTATTTTTAGCAGGTTTTTCTGGCTTTTCCTTAAAAAATCTAATTGGATGGAATATAAAGAATAAAATATTTTTAATTATATCATAAACAGTCCATATAACTATTGCCAATCCTGATAATGCCAAAAAAAGTTCAACAACAATAATTCCAATTACATAACTTAAAATAATTTTAAGATAAGTTATCATTTTCATCTTTTGCTCCTTCTAATGCTTGTGTTTCTTTTAATTCTAATCCTAATTTTTCCGCAGTCCAAGTATTTAGTAAATCAACTCCTTCTTCTACTAACGCTGATACTTGTGGCACATCAAAATATCTCCATAGTTCTGTGGTTACTTGTTGCTGCTGCACCATACCCATTGGTGATTGTATCCATGTTGGTTTTGTTATTTTTACATTACAATCCCTACATGGAATGATTATAGAACCATCATCCAGTTTAGTATATCTATTATAATACATAGAATCCAACCAATATGGTTCTTTGTATTCTGGTGGAATTACCACGCATAATCTATCATTTATTTTTTTAACGCTGATTCCCATTCTGCTGACCTTTCAATTTGGGTTGAATACTTATCTGGATGTAACCCAAGATAAACAATTATACCATGCATTATTATAAAAATCAATATTATTAGTGTTGTACAAATAGTTCTAAACATTATTTACCAACTCATCATTATAATAAACTAATGCTAATCCATTATCTTTTACTTCAACACTTTTTGGTAATGGTTCTTTATGCGCATCATATGTTCTATCAACAATTATATGATAACCATTTTTAGTCATAAAAGTTACATACTTACTCTTACAATGATTTAGTGCGGCACTTATTACATCAGGGTCTTGACTATCAACATCATATAACCACTTCTTATCACCATCTGTGCATTCACTTGATGAAGATGCTGATGCCAATAACTTATTTAATTGCTTTACAGATATTTCCGTTCTATTACCACAGAACATTTGCTTGATATAATCATTTATTTTTTCCTGCATATAGAACAATGTTTTATAAACAGATTTCCTGTCAGTGGTTACATATAATCTTCCCTCAAAAAGTTTAGCAAATGTTATCATATCTGGCAACATTTCATCTAACTTTTCTTGTGAATCAACCAACCATTGTCTTACAATAAGTTCTTTTTTATTATATGATTTAAGTAATGTTTTACCATCCTTCTCTCTCAAAAGGACTACAAACTTATAATAAGTATTTGGTTTAAATACCAATATATCTTTTAATTTACTTGTATTATCAACAATCATTTTTAATAATCCCTATCATATCTACATAATTTTATTACATTATCAAAATTATTTTCATCCATAATGAACAAAATCTTTTCATCATCAAAAGGATGGACTTTACCGCAACACATAATTAGATGATATTTTTTTAATAATTCTTCTAATTCTTTATTAAAATCTTCAACTCTTTCCTTAAATTCTGTCATTTTTTATCCTCAATATTGTCTGGACTTGTAAAAACAATATCTGTACCCATAGAAACTTTATAATTTGGAAATTTATCCTGTAATTCTTCTAATTCGTCAATAATTTCGAAAATAGGTGTTCCATAATCAATATCCAATCTTATTTCATTTACTTTTGCTACCATTTTATTTCTCCTTTTGACATTTCCAACCGCCTGCCCAATCGCCACTGAAATTAAATGTAAAATACAATCCAAATAAATTTATTTGTAAACATTTCATATCAGTATAATAAACAAAACTCAATCCTAATGCTTTGAAATCTTTTACAAACTCTATAACCAAATACTTACTTACAAACATATTACTTCCTTTTAAAAATCCTATGGATAATGCTACCAACTTTACTTTTTTTATCAAAGATATGTTTAGCAATAAGAATTGTAATAAAATTTGATATAACATCGGCAATAACCGATAAAGCAATACCATGAATTAAACCTGTTGTATAATCACTCATCTAATAAATCTCCATTCTCATGCACATTCCCAACTATTTCTAATTGTTCATCATCAAAATCCGCCAAAGGATAAACATCTCCATATGTTGTTCGCAAAACCCATCTCAACCATTTTGGATGCCATTCAACTACGCAAGTTCTTGTTCTCAAATATCCTGTGGCATTGAAATCACTTTTGATAACAATATCATTTTCATAAATTGGTTTCTTATTTTTGTCAAGTTTTGTTGTGCATTGTTCGCATTTCCAATGGTCTTGACGAAATGCTGTATCATAATATCCTTCTGCTTCCCAGTCTTCTTGGATTTCTCCCCAAGGCCAGTAATCTTTCATTTCTTCATCCCAAAAGCGAAAATTAAATCTATCCCACATTTTTATTCTCCTTAAATGAATAACCTAAAATAAAACCTAATATAAAGCAAGCAATCCACATTTCAATCATTTGTCACCCCATTTTTCAAAATATTTCAATGCTTTTTCTATAAATGTATCCAATTTTTTACCATAAGCATTAAGATATATTGGGTCTGGAAGAGCACATTTAATAATAGCATTTGCTTCTTTAATCTGTGATTTAAGTTTGCTATTATATTCTTCCAAATTATCTATTGCTATTTGCATACAATCTAATGGATTTGTTGAATCACCATAGTATTCAGCAGCATTATGTTTCATTTCATCCAATGCTTTCTGCGCTCTTTCATCTCTATCGTCTTTCCAAGGGCTCCAATGTGATATTTCTTCTAATGCTTGCTTAGCTATATCTAATTGAGCACGCATATATGCTATCTCTTTATCCCTTTTAAAAGTTTCGTGAGCAAAATGACATGTATCATCATACATTTCGTCATACTCTTTTTCCCCAAGGATATATACCTGTTTTTCCCCATCATAAATCATTTTATTTTCCTTTGTATTCTGGTACTTTAACATTATATTTTTTAACAGTAATAGTTGTTGGTTGGCAGAAATCATATTTTCCATCTGTTTGATTACAAACTCTTTCTAATGCTTGCTCTATACCAGCATTATGACCCAAAATAACTCCAATCATAATACCTGCTGCTGTTACAGCAAGACATAATCCAGGAACAAACCATAATTCTTTATTCATATTATCTCCTTAATCTTTATCATCCCAATTTCTTGTTTTCTTCCATTTTCTTTCGTCAAGATAATCTGTTATTTCAGCAATAAGCAGCCACGAGAAAAACCAAAAGAGAATAATACCACCTGTTATCATTTTACAATTCTCCATATTCTCTCCTTTACCAATCTTGTCTTTCTCTTTCGTCAGCAATTCCATCAAAATATCCTGTGCTGTACCCAACACTGAATACTTCTCTTGTAAATGCTACAATTAAATCATATTGTGTTTCTGTAAATTGTGTGCCAAATTGCTCTTTTAAGAACTCCTTTTTAACTTCATTAGGACTATCTATGAATTTTTCATATCTACAAGCAATTTTTTCCATATTTTGCTCCATGGTGAAACTATCATATCCTTCATCATCAATTCTTTTATCCATTGCCATTAAAACATCACCAAGCATTGTAATCTCCATAAATTTTTATAATTTCAAACTTTGTTGTAGGTGTTGAGAACCAATTTTTATAAACAATATCACTATCAAACTTTCTGTATAAGAACCCTTCTATATGAGTCTCAATTTCACCATCTAATTTAACCATCATTTCTGCTATAGAATCAAACTCAAATGTTTCTGTATATTCAGTATAACCATAATATGTTTTTCTTGTTACATCAGAATCATTATATCCAATAGATGGAGCCATCTTCATCAACTCATCTATTGTAGTATCTCTTAACTCTACATTAAATTTGATATCAAACTTTACATCAACCTTTATATTCATTGTTTATCCTTTCTCATACAAGAAATACCTGCTCCACGACCAGATTTAGAAAATCCTGCCCATCCAGTATCGTAGATATAGCAAACTACTTCATCATTTTCACATCTTTTTGTTTCACTACCAACATTTATACAATTTAAACGATAGTCAGCGTTGGCGGACAAGGCAGTGAATAAAACTAATGTAAATAGAATCTTTTTCATTGGTATCTCCTCTAATCAAATAATCCATAACAAGTAGCAGCAGTTTCTAAATTATTTTGGTATTCTTCCATATCTTGTTTTTCCAATTTCTTTCTTCCAGTAATGTGTTCTATATCTTCTTTTGAATACGCTTGCCAAATACAATAACCTTTGTCTTCTAATTTACTTAACAAATTTATAGCAAGATTATATTTTTCTTCATCTGTTAATTTACCCATCAGAGTTTCAATTGTCTCTTTGGCGCTTTTATTATCGACAAGATTAATATTAATAATCATATTATATCCTTTCTCTTTACAGATAGGATTATAGCACAAAAAATCCTCTTTGTCAAGAGGATTTTTCACTTAATTCGCCTTGAAATTATAGATTGGTATAATTCTGTCAAGTATTTCTACTGATTCTCCTATGGAATCCATTATAACAGACATATCTTTGTAAGCCATTGGTGACTCATCTAAAGTATTTTCTGATATACAAGATGTCCATATACCATCCATTTCTTCCTTGAATTGGTCAACAGATAATTCTTCTTTTGCTTTCGCACGAGATAGAACTCTCCCAGCACCGTGTGGCGCAGATTCGTTCCATTCTGGATTACCTTTACCAACTCCTAATATTGAACCATCCTTCATATTCAAAGGTATGATTACTCTTTCACCTTTCTTGGCTGATATTGCACCCTTACGGATAATCATTTGGCGACCACCCAAGAACTCTATGTAGTTGTGGTGTGTGAATATTGAATCCACTACTTCCCAACCCATGTGCGAGCATATTTCGTGCAATATAACCTTGTGGTTTAATGTTGCGAATTCTTCAGCAATTTTCATATGCTTGATATAAAGGTCTAATGCTTCACCTTCAACATAGCATAAGTCTGGTCTTAATTGCTCTTTAGCAACATTATTCTTCAAGTATGCTTCTCTCTCTTGTGGTGGCACTTGAGATAACGCATATTCTCTTTCTGCCTTAATTCTCGCATTATAAGAATTTATAGCGGCATTTTGGTGATATTCGCAGATTCTTTTACCAAGGTTACGAGATCCACAATGTATAGATAACCATATATAGCCATCTTTATCTCTATTGACTTCGATGAAGTGATTGCCGCCACCCAATGTTCCAATAGAGCATATATCTCTTTGGTAATCTGAAGCAGTTCCGCCTATATCGTAAACTACTTCACGAACCTTGTTCTTCATGTCTTCTGTAACTAATTCTGAAGGCGTTTGTCTCACAGAATTACCAGAAGGAACATATTGGCGAATTATTTTGTCCAATTTTTCGAAATCGACATCTTTTACATTCAACTTGTATGTTGAAATAGAACAAGATATATCTACCCCGACAAAATTTGGGCAAATTTTATCATTTACGTATGCTGTAAATCCTATACAGATACCTTTCCCTGCGTGAGAGTCTGGCATAATACGGATTTTAGCATCCTTCATATAGTCCAAAGAACATATTCCTTGGATTTGTTCTATGCATTCAGGTTCTAACGAATCTATCATGCATATGGCTGAATTATATAAACCTTCAATTTTCATAGTATTTCTCCTTAAATTGTTTACCATACAATTATGTCAAGAATATCATAACAGTATTCGTTATATACTACTTCTCCATTTACTCGGTTATAATCATTTTTCAGCCGAAACTTATATTTTCTCTTATTCTTACCGACTAAAATAGTCAAGAGTTTAGTACCATCTTTATCTGTCTCAATACCATTGAAAAGACCTCTTCTCCTGAAGTAATGAGCAGCACCCGCATGCATTGTACCATTTGGTGTTTTAACAATAATTGTTCCACCAATTTTTAACCCATCTGCAATTTGCATAATTTGGTCTAATGTCTTTCTCATATGGTTTCCTTTCTCTTGAACAAGGGTATTATAGCATAATTTTATCCACTTGTCAAGAGAAAAGTTTTAAATATTTTCACAAAAGTCATGAACTTTAACTTTAACGTCAGCAGTTTTTACACCTTTACTAAATAATTTTTCTTTCCGTGTTTTAACTTAACACCATCTTTTAACCATTCTGTGTCAATCTTTTGCCAACAAATTGTCTTTTTATCACAGTCAATGGTGTAAAGATATTCAATATCACCATGCTCACCTTCTGTAACTTCATAATCATCATCAGTGGCTTTAACCAAAGTGTTGACAACATCACTCCAATAAATTTTGTTATTTTTTTCAAATTTTTCTTTGAAACGATTTACTAAATCTGCTCCAACACCTTCTGGGTAACCATCAAAATGATGATACAACCAAATTTTATCAAACTTGTTTTTAACAATTACATTACAACGTGTGCTCATAATTTGTTCCTTCCTTTATTACAAAAGTATTATACCATATTTTTATCTATTTGCCAAGAGATTTATTATCGCAATAATACTGAATTTTCTTAACCCTATAAAGTTCCCCAAATTCTTTTCCAGACAATTGTTCTGATTTTTCAACAAGTTCTGGAAAATAATTTACATTAACTTTATTCATTAAATCATACATATCAAAAGCAATTTTCTTTGATTCTTCAAACTGCTTAACCTTTTCTTCACTAGGGTCTTTACCACGCCCATACATATCTGCTTCAGTCACATTAAATAATAATCTTAATTTAAGAATTTCCCTAAATCCTTTAGTAATATCTTCAATCATATCATATATATGACCTGGTTTCATTTCATATATTCTTCTCAAGGCCATATGATACTTGCAAGATAACTTGGCAAAATCTCTATAATCATTTGGAACTTTTAATCTATCACAGATTTTATCAATGATTTCCAAGCCAGCATTTTCGTGACCATAGTGATGTGGTAATACTGTTTCTGGTGTTTTTATCTTACCAATATCATGCAAAAGTAATCCAAATTTAACATATGATGTCATTTCTTTTTGGTCAGCATATCTCAAAGTTAATACAGTATGACTAAATGTATCTCCTTCGGGGTGATGCTCTTTTATTTCATCAATAATTTTGAGACAATCCACTTCAGGTAATACTGTTCCTAATGCCTTTGTATAAGACATATTATTAATAAAATATTCAAAATGATTTGATTGTAATGCTTTATGAATTTCTTTCCAAATTCTTTCTGGAGTTAAATTATCTAACATGCCAGCTTCAACCATTTGCCTGCATAGGTGTATAGTCATAATATCTGCTGAAAAACCTAATTGCGCACTAAACCTACAAAGACGTAATACTCTTAATGGGTCTTCCACAAATGTTTCAGGTCTAACTACTTTTAACACCTTATTTTTAATATCTTGCATACCATTGTGAGGGTCAATTATCCCACCAGTGTTGCAATCTCTAGCCATAGCATTTACTGTAAAATCCCTACGTAATAAATCATCAAATATAGTTACATTCTTACCAAATTTAAATTTAAAATCTGTATGTTTATCACCAGTTTTTCTTTCCGTGCGTGCCAGCGCATATTCCTTACCATCTTTAATGAATACAGGAAAATCCTTACCAACTCGCTGATAACCGAGTTTGAGCATTTCTTTAATGGTTGAACCAACCACACAATAATCATAATCGTGTGGCTGGACACCCATTATTTCATCCCTAACGCTTCCACCAACTTGGTATATTTTCATTTTTCCTCTAATCTTTCTTTTATATCCTTCAATCTTTCTAACATCTCGTCTAAGTTGTTTTGCTTCCAATCTTTCTTTCTTCTTTTCTTTAATTCTTTTTCCGCTTCGGCTTTATCTAAATATACATCTTCCAACTTATACACCGATATTTCTTTATTGTTGGCTACTATTACTTTTTTGTTATTCACATCTACTTTTTCGTCTTTTATTTCTTTCACTAATATGTCGTTATATACATATATGTTGTAGTACCAGTCCCCGCAATCATATAATTCTAATTCTTTTAACACATATAATTTGTCGCCGCATTTTAAGTTTTTTAAATCATTTATTTTCATTCTATATCTTTCAGTTGTTTATATAATTCATTAGGTAATTCGTGTATTTCTACAGGAATGAATACATTTTTATTCTCATAATGACCTACATATTGACAACGATAAACTTCATTATAAATTTTAACTTCTCCAGTTTTTAATTGTTTAAGGGTTGATTCATTATGGAGGGCATAAAACATTCCTGCCGTAAATAAAATTGTACTAACAGTAACAATTGCTGTGTAAAATATTTCTTTCATAATATCTCCTTTACATAAAAATATTTCTCATTTTTTCTGGATTCGTACGGATTTCTTCCAAATATTTAGTATATCCGCCACGAAGCATTTTCATATGCTCTTTCCATTCACGTCTTTGAGCCGCTTTACATCTCATATATTTCCAATATTCTGCTTTGTTAAATACTTTTAAAAACAACAGCTCCCATTTGCTTTTATCATTTAACCAAGGTGAATATAAATTATAATATCTAATACGGTTGTTATCCTTCATCTTTCTCTCCCTTCTACCTAGACATTATAACATAAAAAATCCTCTTTGTCAAGAGGATTTTTTTATTTTTTTATTGGCTATTAATCTTTTACAACTGTATAAGCAGGATATTTACGAATCCGAGAAGTGCGATTGGCAGTATGATAATTAACTGTTGGTTTAAAACCATATGTGGCTTCATATGCCTTCAAGAATTTGCCAGCATCTTGGTCTTCCTCCAAATACACACTACGACCATTCTTATGGGAAAAAGTCGTAATTTTCTCTTGGATTGACAAAGCCAAAATATCTCTTTTGTCAACTTTTAACCAGCCATGACCAGGGTCACTATAGAATTCAAATGATTTACGCATGATGTTCTCCTTTCCTTTCTTGAACAAGTACATTATAGCATAATTTAAATCATTTGTCAAGAGAAATTTTTATCTAAATAACCTTATTTTATGGAATTCTAATTCTTCTTTTAACATTTCCATCATATCTTCTTTGTCATCATTTTCCACAAAAAACCAAGAACAAGTATATTCCTTACGAGTTGCAGGAACTGTATCATATCTACTATCTAGTGCAGGGTCTTCATATTCAATTTTATATTGAGGGTCTAAATAAGGAATAATTTCCTTTTGTAGATAAAATGGATATGTTGGGTCTTCTATATCCCCACAACAAAAACCTTTATGATAAACTGTATGTGCCATAAAATTTTGTATATCGTTAAGCTCCCCTTCTAAAGTAATGGTTGTGCCAAAACCATCTGCTTCTGAACACCATTTCTTTGATTCTTTTGGGAATTTTGTCATAAATTGACTTACTGCATGGCTGGCTTGAGCTACTGCTTTACCAGGATTCAATGATGGTAAATCATTTCTAATTAAAATGTATAATCTGCTCATTTTTTCTTCTTTTCCTTCTTGTATAAAATACTCCAAATAACTCCAATAACAATTAAAAATAAAAAGAATAAAACCCAAACAGAGTAATATATGATTAGTGGAACAAAGACAATCCACCATGAAATAGGACTTACTTCAGCAATTTTTAATATTAATAAACAAATAGTAATAAACCAAGCAATGTATTTGAATTTCATACTCAACTCCTTATATAAGAAATTATACATAAATTTATAAAAAAGTCAAAATTATTTTATGCTTCCAAAATTATGTTGATACCATTGATTAAATGCGTTGGCTCTAGTTTTCTTAGATTTATGGTGCTTTAATCTTGGAGGAATAATTTTATAAACATCAACCATATACTTATGGTATTGTATTCTAAATGCTGGGTCAAGCATCATCTCTAAAGTTATTTTAGAGAAATCTGGAACACCAACTAACTCTTTACTTGCACCGTATGGTATATCAGCCATTTGTGGGTCAAAGATTTTTTCATGAATAAATTTATGAAAGTTTCTAGGTAATGGTATTAAATTGCTTGGTTTTGTTTCGCCGCCACAATTTAATGGTTTTATATGATGAATAGTAAATAATAGGTGCTCTTCACCTCTACCACCTCGTCTAACTGGTGATTGTCCAGCAATAATGTATTTCATATCTTCATCAGATAATCCAGCATTATTAAAAAATCCTTCAAAAAAATATGATTTTATAACAGTTGATTTTAATTCATGTCTATATGTACCGTATCGTTTTCTTTCGGTTCTACAATATTCCCCATCATGCCGTTCTACTTTCATAGTTGTTACATAATCTTTTATATTGTACTTACGAAACACTCTACGTATCCTTTAATCCCAGATATTTTAAGACATCATTGACATCTTCTTTGGTGAGAGTTTGTGATTTTATATCCCATTCATCATCATTATAACCATAAAATTTCTTCACAACCTCTACATCTTTATTTACCTTGATTCCTTTGGGTAATGGCACCCAAGCATGTTTTGCCCATTTTCCATTTCCGCAAGAACACAACAAATTTAATGCCAAATCTTTATGATTAGACAGTTTAAATATTAACTCATTGATTTTATTAGATTTAAAGAGATAATCTTCCCCATTACCAGTATTAAGAGCAGACATCCATCTTAATAAAATATATGGTTGTAACTCTTTATACTGAACTTCGGATAAAGAATTAAAAAAGTTATAATTCTTTTTATCCAAGTTTGTTATAATTGAGAAAATATTGTTATTATATGTTTTTCCAGCCATAAATCAATTCCTTTAACTTACGGTATTATAACATTTAAATTTCAATTTGTCAATAGTAAATTATACTAAAGTTTTATTATTTGATGTTAATAAGTTAGGTATATATCTTCCGTCTGTAAACGCCAAATCTTGTTTTTTATTCTTATATGGGTCATAAGATACATGAATCCAAATTGAATTTTTACCATTTTCATAAATTAGTTGTCTGTAGTTACAATTAGATGAAATCCACCCATAGACAACTTCATTAGATACAGATGGTATTGTAAAATCTACGGCTTTGCCGTCAATATGCTCACTATTTTTTACACCATTAACCAATTTATTAACTTCTGGATTTCTATAACCTGATGTAATAACTGGTTTTCCAAATTTTCTATATACTGGTTCTAAAATATTTACACATAATAATCTTAAATTTTCTATTTCAGATTCTGAAGGAGTATTATCTATTTTTTTCTCATCTGCGGTAGATGAATAACATAATTCATATAATGAAAAATGTGGTGATAATTTTATTGTTTTAATATCAACTTCTTCTTTGGGGTCTTCTACTTCAATTACAACTGGGTCAACATCTTCAATTAAAATATACTTAGTATTTTTGTTTATTTTTTGAATAGTTTTATTCATTTTATCAATTTGGTCTTTTGGGTCAGGAAAATTGTTCATAAATGCTTTTTCTTGCGCTGGTGTCATTTGGTCTAATGGAGACAAATCAACACCTACACTTTCTAATACTTTTTTAGTAATTTGTTTAACATTTCCTTCCTTCCAAGAATATTGTTGTAAAGATGCTTTCATAGCCCTCATAATTTTTGCATATGCCTCTGATAATTTTATTCCTGAAAGCATTTTTTCAATTTGCTTTTCCATATCTTCTTTTTGTTTTTTTAATTCTTTTTCAACAGCATCTCTAATTTTTTTCTTTTGTTCTTCTCTTTCTTTTTGTCTTGCGTCTGCTTCTGCCTTCTTTTGTTCTTCTGTTTTTTTAGCATCTTCTTCTTCTTTTTGTTTCTTGGCTTTTTCATATGCTTCTTTTTTTAGACGTATTGTTTCCATTGCATCTGCTAATTCATCCCATTTAACATCATCAATTGCTTTTACGTAACTATCAGTGAAAACATCTTTCATTAGGATTAAACAACATAAAATATAAAATATTAATCCGATGGTTGCAATTAAATTATTTAAAAAATCAACTAATGGTTTGACCAATTGGCCAATAATTGGAACATTCATCAATGCTTTAATTGGGTCTATTAATTTTATCATTGTTTCTAATGTTTCAATAGCTTGAGCAAATTGTTTCCCAGGCAAATCAACAGGCATTGCCATTATTTTATCATGTAAGGGTTTAAGGTAAGCGGCTGCTTTAATTTCCGCATTAGCTAAATCTAATCCAGCTTTCATTTCAGGATCTGCTTCAGCAACATATACTTTATATTTTGCCTTATCTTCTGGTTTTAATGAAGAATATTGCTCACTTGAAATTACTTTCTCTAACTGTACTTTCATAAATTAACTCCTTACTTGATTAGATGCAACGGTATTGTTAGGTTTTTCTTTTTCAGCTTTCTTTGTTTGCTGCTTTACTACTAAATCAGGAATATTTTCGTTTCTGTCATGACCCGCCCATGGCTCATGAGTTGGAACTCTAGTAGTAATTGTATATATCTCTTCAGCATCTACTTGTTGTTTAACTGCAACTGTATCTGTTACTTTAACAATATCACTTGTCATTGGGGTAATATCAGGATATTGTTGCTCTATTGGTGTAAACCCAGCAGCAGTTGCATAATATGCAGTTCCTTGTAATGTACCAGAAAATGTTCCAGTAATTTCTGCTAAAGGAGACCTAAATACACCAATTTGACCTTCATCTGCCAATACATATGGAACAGATACTCTATCTGAAATATTAACTGAGCCACTTTTAACCATAACATTACCATCTGTTTCTATTGATACTCCAGAACCAGCTTTTATTGATACTTTATTTAATGATTCTATATTAATATTTAAACCATGAAGATTTATATCACCATCACTGGCTGCATTTACACCATTCTGTGAATAGCAATCAATATATCCGTCCTCAGATAATTCAGCCCATGCAGTTCCATCTTTATTAATCATATAAATGTTACCAGAATCAAGAATTAAAATCTGAGTCCCATGTCTTGTTCTAAATCTAAATCCACCGTGGAATCTATTCAATTTATTATCTTTTTCACTTTTATCTACAGATGCAATCCAATTCTTTTTATTAAAATATAAACCATAATCATCTTTATCTTGATTATCAAAATTATTTGAACGAGGGTCATTTATCCAATTTATGTTAGAGTCACCAGTAGACCACCCATCATCAATAACCATTTGATTTCCTAATGGAGACAAAAATCCATAGCAATGCGATGGTATATCTCTAAATGATGATGCAGTAGATATACCACGTAATCTATCTTTATCTAACCCTTGCTTTTCTAATGCTATTTTTAATGGAACATATTCTGCTACATCAGTATTTTCATTCTTATAATTAACCTCACATTTAGGAGAGAAATCTTTAGTTTGATTTAAATCATATGCTATCCCAGGAAGCATGTTATTACTTTTATCTAATGGAGAACCAAACCAGTATGGTATTGAACTACTTCCGTAAACATTAGGATAGAAAATAAAAACATAATTTCCAACATATGGCATTGTAAACCAATTACCAAAACTTGTTAGACCAAAACTATAGCTAGAATTTTGTACAGAAGTACTATTATATGTTGTTCCATACACAGAGCAACAATGAGCAACCACCCAATTTTCTGGATTTTCTTTTGCAGTACCAGAATTTATTACCCAAACTTTCAAATCACCAATTTTTTTAGGATCCCTAGCATCCATTACCTCTGCTAGATATATTCTACCAGAATCTTGAAAATGACTTAAATCATTTTCTTTCTTTAATGATGTTGATGATGAAAAATTACTCATTTCCCTGCCTTCTCCCTTGCATTCATAAGTTTACCAAGAGCATTCCCAGCCTCACCCCCATATGATGGACTAAACATAAATTTATTAAATCCATCGGTTAATTTCATATGATCTTCCATAGTATAATTATCTTCTTTTTTTTCTGGTAGTGCATTCCAAGATGATCCGTTTCTTGATTCATATTTCCTTTCCGCCGAATCTGATGAAGCAATACTAGATTTCATAAATGGTAATGCGACAAAACCTTTTAATTTTTGTGTAAATGTACCATTTTGAAAAATAGATTTTATTTCTGTCACTGAATATAATGTATTAATTGACATTAATGGGTCTTCCCCATAATCATCAAACCCATCTGGCATTACAAAAGATTTCATGCAAACTACCATATGTGGAAGCATAAACGGTAAATTACCTAAACGAATTGATTCTGACCCATATAATAACCAGTATGGGTCTCCAATAATATCCATATCAATGTCTAATTTATTTCCAGATTTAAACAAATTTACATAACCCAAATTTGCTATATTATTTTGTGTTTGTATTTTTATATCTTTATCATTTTTTTGTTTTTCAGCCGTATTTGTATTTTCAGCAACAGAATCATTTTGATATAAATCCAATAATGATGATGAAATTCCAAGACCAAACATTCCATCTATATAATAATTACTTTTATTTTTTCTATATAACATATATACATCATCAACATTAATTGATGTTCTAGTTCTTTTTAA